GGGTTCTCTATCAAGCCTAACTACTTCAAAAGTAAAAAAGTGAATTTTGCATTTCAATTTGACATACCTAAGCATATCTCTATAAGCTCCATATAAGCCCGCATGAGCATTTTACAGCACACCTCCTATAACATATCAAGAGCAAACAAAAACAGCCCTACAAGCTCATATATAAGCTCATAAGACTATTTACTAAAATCTTTCTATAAATAACTTCCTAACTGTTATTTTTTATATTTCTTTCGTTCTTTCCACCAGTCTAACAAACACATGCCACCAACGTATAGAAGTGATAGCACAACCGATATAAGAAACGTCAATACTATAAATGCCACTGCATAACTGACAACACTATAGAAATTAACTGACTCTGTGCCTTGTGGTTGATTAATTAAATTATCAAGTATTAAATAATCAATAATAGTCATTTAAGTGTTCCTCCATGTGTGCAACAGCTTTAGACATTTCAATCATTTCTGCACTATGTGCTTCAAGTTCATTTCCTTCAATGTTTTCTTCAATCCATTCGGGTGCTGTCATTTTGTCAACATCATTGCGTAGTGCTGTGATACCTTCTTGACGGTCTTCTATGCTCATATCTTCCCAAATTGCTTGCGTCATATTTAAAGCCATAGCAGGGACAAGAGGCAACTTATTAAAATCAACTACTTTAGTAAAATCTAACATCTTAAACACTCTCTTTCATTTTTTCTTCTAATTCGTCTGCAACATCTCCAATACTAAACATCAAATCGCTGTAATGTTTAATAATTAAGTAGTATGTAGCGCCTTTTGTCATGCCTTCTTTAACATCTGTTTTTTCTAACAGCTTGCTATGTGCGTGGATGGCTTCATTAATTAGGTCAAATGCTACTTTCTTTTCGGGTCTAAACTGTGCTACCAATCCAAATGCTTTTCTAATGCTGTTTGCCACCTCTGCAAGGTCTTTATATGCTTCCGTTGCAACTGGTAAGGCTTTGATATAGAATTGGTCTGTGAAGGGTTCCGTGTCCTTTAACACCTCTGCTAACTCTTTGTTTGCTTTTTTATTGTGGTCATCAATCAAACCCGTAATTAACTTTAATTCGCTTGTAAACATATTTCTATCCTCTTTCTTTCTTACATTCCTAACCCGTCTAACATTGCAAACATAGCAATCATTTTAGCACCTTTGTGCATTGCTTCAAATGCTTCATGCTCATTTACGTAAGTTTCTTCCATTGCGTCACGATTAGCATGAGTATCAAAAGGCACGTTCTCATATTCTTCTTTATTGTCAATCTCTTCAAGAGCCTCTTCCAGTGCTTCAAGCATTTTTTCTACACTCTCAAGCCAAATTTTAGCATGTTCATCAAGGTTTTCCCCTCTATATTTCGCCATGATGTGGTTAAAACGCAATTCAATATCGTCTGACAATTCTACAAGCACCTCTGTCATTGGTTCATCATATTCGCTTGTTTTTGCTGTGCCGTCTTCTGGTAAGTTGTACTTTTTGAGCAGTAAGCCAATAAATTCATCATGTAATTTAGCTTGCTCTGTAATATCGTCAAGAATGTTTTCGATTGTGATAGTCATAAGGTTTTACCTCTTTCTTTATTTTATGTATTTATTATAGATTATTTTTTAAAAGATGTCAATTACAAGAGTATTAAAATTCATTACACTTGCATGTTAGTTAGACGATTAAGATATGACAAGCGTTTGTCTTTGTGATACTCCAAGTTATTACCCCAACGTGTTTGCAAGCTCAATTTAAGCCCTTCAATGATGTAATTACGCAAAATTACGTTTGTATTGATGTCTACTACTTCATAATGTAGCTCTACATTGTACTGGTTAAGCTCTTCTATTTCACTTTCGGCAAATGCTGTCAAATCTTCCAAGCTCAAACTATTGTACCCAGTTGCAAATTTGATATACTTAAATGTTTTTTCTTCAATCATTAATTAAAAGCTCCTCTCATGATAATTTTTAGTGTATTGTCTGTTGCATTGTTTTGGTATATTGTAAATTCGTCTTTCAAGCCATTTACAGCCTTTCTAAGAGCTTCTGAACTCTCTCCCGATACAATTACCATTAGTTCAATTTCTAGCGCTTTAAACGCTTGATATGTGCTTAAATTGCCGTCTATTGTGTGAATATGCTCATGTATATCAGCGAACATTGTACCCATTGGCTCACGCTCATAATCAAGCGATACGGTAAAGCCTAAGTCCTCTAAGAACTGTTTGATGTCTTCTTTTGTACTGCGTTTACTCATTTTTGCACCTCATAAGAGTTAATTAGATACTCGATATTGTCTTTAAACCATTGTATTTTCCCTTGTGGACTGAAATATTTTGCATTAGGGACACTTTTTTGGTACATAATTTCCCCAATAACCTTGCTGTTTTCGATTGTGTCAAGTAAATCAAGTTTTGTCATAACTTTCGCTTGGTTAATGATTGCGTCTGCTAAGTTACTCAACTCTGCGAACTTCATAGCCTTTTCAATCTTTTCGCTTTGGTTTTGGTTGTATGCCATAAGTTCCAAATATTTGTACTGGTCGTTATGTCGTTTTAGCTTTCCGAGCGTATTAAGCACAATAATATCTACTATATCACTGTCTAATACTTCATCTTGTGACCAGTTCATGCCGTACTTTTTATTTGTGTTGCGCACATAGTTTTTAAGCCCTTGTTTAATGCCTAATAGGCTGTGAATTTGTTCCAAAGTTGGGAACTCTAAGTAATAAATTTCTTCCAAACGTGTAACCATTTTTTATAAAATCTCCTTTATTTCTGTGATAAATGTTTGTTTAAATTCGTTTATTTCAGCTAATTCAATCAAGTTTTCTTTATCTTGACAGAATATTAGCGGGACATTAATGTCAATCCAATGTAAAACTTCTTCAAGTGTTGCACCCTCTTCTAACATCATTTTATCTACAATGTCAAGGGCTTCTTCATAGTCATAACCATTCTTAAAACGGTTGTCAAAGTTGATAAATACCATTTAACACCGCCTTAGAAAGGTAAATCATTGTCTGAAATATCCATAGGAGCTTGCCCTCCAAACGGGTCGTCCTGTACTGTGTGTCCCATTTGTGCGCCTTGTCCTTGGTTTGCTTTATTTAGTTCAAACAATGGAACTACTCGACCGCTCTTGGTGTTGTAGTAAGTTTTGTCGCCTTTTTCTTCTTTCTTGACGCTTTCCACAATTACCGTAACATAATCGCCCCACTTAACGAATGAAGGACACCAATTACCACCGATATACCCAAACGGATAAAGGAAGATTGTGCTTACTAAGCGTGTTCCGTCTTGTGTTTGTACTTCACGTGTGTTTTTTTCGTTAATTTGGATAGTTTCAATAATCATTATTTTATATTTTCCCTTCTACTTCTTCTTTTGTTTTGATAAGCGGTTTAGTCCAATCGGGCAAGTTTTGTACTGCCTCCCATGACATAAATTCTATTTCTTCAATATAATCAGTTACAGCTATTCGCCCCTCTTGGTTCATGAAAGTGTAGTTAAAAGCTGGGTTTGTTCCATCAAGGATAACCGCAAAGTTTTGGTTTTCTTCTTCAATTATTTCAACTTCTCCCCGTAAGTACCAAGTCAAAATTTGAGATAAACTTTCCGCACTGGTTTCCCAAAACTTATCAAATACGCTATTTACTAACCAAGGGTCTGTACTGTCGTGTTTTACATAGTTTTGGTACGCTTGAAATAAAGAGCCGTTGTCTGCACATGTTTTTAATGCTGTGAGTTGTTCTTTTGTCAGTTTAAATGTCGCTTTAATCATTATCTTTTACCTCATGAGCCCATCCCCATACCCAGAGGCCTTCATAGTCGGCAAGTGCTTTAACATTGCTTTCTCCCAACACAGAAACATCATCAAAATCATCACTATCCTGCAGAACACCGCTTTTAGTGAAGTAGTGATATGCGAACTGTTCTAAATCACTATTTTGCTTATGATATAGACGGTATTTTTTTTCATCAAGTTCAAGCTCTGCTTTACCTTGTAAAAGCTCTGTAATTACAATACTTGGATTTCTATCAAAATGAGATAACTCTTTGATAGCACTATAACTAGCGCTTCCGACATTATTGGCGTCTAACCATTGCCTCCAGTCATGTAAAAGGTGGCTCGGCTTGTCTGCTAAAATTGCTGTGATATAGTTAAATGTTTCTTTCGATACTGCGTATTTTTTCATTATGCTTGTCCTTTCATGTCGTCAATTACTTGACCATTTTTGTATAGTTCGTTTGCGTGGTCGCTTGTCATTGTTCCAAGATTAATCTGTTCTAACAACCAAGATTTTTTATACATTTTCTTTTCGGGTTGTTTCGCTTTAGGTGGTTGCTGTGGCTGTTGTTTGCGTGCCTGTGGTGCTTTGCTTTGTGGTGGTCGCTTATTGGTTACCTGCTGTCTATTAGGGCCGTCAGCGTCTTTAATATCGTCAAGCATTAACATTTGACCATAAGCGTATTTACTAGCATATGACATACTTGCGCCAGTTGCTTGTGCTTTATCCATACCCTTCTTATTAACATCAACTACCGCATAGCCATCACCTGTGATAACATTTCCTTCACTGTCATGTAAGGCAACATGCACACCCACAATCAGCTCACTGTTACACTCAAACACTTCCGTATTAACAACTTGCTTTAAGTCGTATTTCTTTAGCAGTGGCTTCAAGGCTGTTTGAATATCTTCATTGTTACGAAAGTTATACCCGCCAAAGCTGTTATATTGGCTTTTAGGGACATTAATTTCATTTACTAGGTCTTGCAATACACCCATTTATTTATACTCCTTTGTAAATATTTTTCTGCACGTAATATCACAGCAAATATATGTTACTGCCTGTGCGTGTGCGTGGTGTGCGTCAACTTTCTTGCTTCCACAATGTGGGCACTTTACAATTTTACTAAACATCTTAAACATACGGAACCTCCCCAAATTTAATGCTAACCTTTCCCTCTTCGTCCTCTTCAAAGTTGTTAGACACTAGCATGCTCAAAACGTAACCCATTTGTGGCCATGTAACAGTAGCGTCATCAATTTCTTTAAAAGCTTGATAAAGTTCGTCACTTCTATCTTTTACTTTTTCTGGTTCGTTGACATACAAGCCGAAAAGTTCAAACACAAACTGTGCAAGTTCATTAGCGATAGTGTCAATTGTTTTTTGCGTTAGTTTCATTAGTTACCTCTTTCTTTATTTGATATATTCATTATACACTAATTTGTGTTACATGTCAATATATATTATTTTACAATTATGTTACTCTTCATTAGGTACTTTAAACCCTTTGAGCTGTGCAGTCTTTCTTATCCATTCCTGACGTTCCTGCTCATGTCGTTTGACAAATTCTTTAGATAATGGCTTGTATTGCCCCGCCTTCTTACCTGTCTTGTATTTCTCACGCTTAGGGAAGCCTTTCACTTGATAGAATTCTCTAGCAAATTCGAAATAATTGAAAGCCATGCTATAAGCTTCTAGCGTGTTATATGCGTGATAGTTAAGTGAAGCGTCCCGCCAGTCTTTGAAATCGTCCCAATCTAATGGAATGCTCATGCTATCCAATTGCCTCCTTTAAATAAATCGTCAATATATTCGCCTGTACCGTCCCATTCAAGGAAACCTTGTTTATAACCGTTGATAGTTTGGATAATTTCTGTACGGTCATAACCACATTTAACCAACGCTTCCACATAGTCGTTAAATTTTTCCATGTCTTTTTCAAAGGTTTCGTTTTCTTTCATGCCTGCACGTACTGCATATTTTACAGCGTTCAATGTCAAGAAGCCCTCTTCAATTGTGAAGTTGTTAGAGCCAACTTCTTCCGATATTTTGTTTTTTTGAACCATAAAATCAATCAACTGGAAACCATTTTTATTTGTGTAGTAATCTTTTGCCATAATTTAAAACCAACTTTCTAAAATACTGTTTATTGTGTCCTGTGCGCTCTTCTCGTCCATTTTAAGGGTGTCTATCATGTATCTCGATACAATACCTAGGGACATTTCTAACTTGCTTAGGGGCTTGTATAACAGCTCCGCACAGTCATAGAGTGTTGCCCCGTCTTGTTCTAACTTTCTTAACAGGTCTGTTCCTATTGGGTCTGCCTGTTTTGTCACTTCTGTACCGTCCGAAAAGTGATAAGTTATTTCGACTATTTTCTTTTCGTCTGGTATAACCCACTCTTTAGCTATTCTCTAACGCCTCCATTTCTTTCTCATAAGTTTCGCAAACTTTGTCTAAGTGTGCAATTTCTTCAAGTGCGTCATCATGCAATTCGCTCAATTCATCATAGCTATTTTCTACCTCTGATAAATCATATTCTAGTTCTTCAACATATTCTCCTTGTTCAAAATATTGTTCCTCTAACTCTTCAAGCTCTGCATTTAATTCCGCAATGTCTTGGTTAAGCTCTTTAATTATTTTGTCTTGCTCTTCAATAAATTCATTTGCTTCTTCAACTGTTCTAAATTGTCTAACCATAATAAAAATCACTTTCTAAATAAATTTTTGTGTGTTGTCCGATAAGCGGGTTATTTTTAAGGTTATTAATTTGTTTGATTAAATCATCTAAATCACGATATGAAATAGTAATAGACATTAGTTTTTTACACATTCAATCCTCCACTTTATAAAGTTTGAGCGTCCCTATGTTTGGGTTTCTCTTTTTGGGTTTGCGTTTGTCATCTTTTACTTTTTGATAAAACTTTTTACGGTCAAAGTCGGTTACATAGTCGAGTTCGTCAACTGTGCCAACTGTGATTATTTGTTCGTCCCCTCCTTCTACCACTCTATAAAGTGCATAGGTGGTTTTTTCTTTACTCATGCTCTTCCTCCTCGAAATGTTTAGTTATAGCAACACTAGCATTATACAAACCAGTGATAAATTTTCTAAATACAAAGAATGCAATAACTGCAAGTACAATAAATGTCAACATTTTTCTTACCTCCAATTTGTTTATTTAATGTTAGGTCAAGTGTGATAAGTTCCGCTTATCTCGTGTGCTTTATTTATCTTACATATTCATTATAACTAACTTTGTTACGAATGTCAATTACTAACTTTTTAAAGTTAATTTACAATTTGTTACAAGCCTTATGCCAATTCCTTCGACTTTTTAAGGTTGTCCAATATTATTTCATAGTCTTTGATTTTTTCGCTAGGAACTTTATCTTCACTCTTTGCTTCCAAAATTAATTCTTCAAATGTTTTTACGCAATCCATTTTGCCGTTTGCTACCATTTTTGTATCTCCTTTATTTATCTTACATACATAGTATAACAATAAAAAAAGCCCCTGTCAATTACAAGAGCTTTAAACTATTATTACGGTTAAGTTACAATACAAGGAATTAAAATAAATGGGGTCTAACCTACTTTCTATCTAAGTTCAATCATTTATTTCTGTAACTTTTCCCGCTAGTTTTAGGGTGTCTAAAAATTCGGTAGCCTCTCCTCCTTCCAATTGTTCGCCTGTTTCCACTTTTACAGTAGGGTCTATGATTGTAAAGTGGTCGTCAACATACCCCACGCAGATTGGCTTATCGTAATTAAAATTACGTGCTTCCACTTCAATAATGGAATACTTATTACCTGTCTTTTTGCTTATCTTAGGGCTTAGAGTGAAACATACTTCATGCCATGCACCAATAGCAGAAGAGCCAAGAGCATGGGTAGAGCGTGTTCTGAATAGCGGTTCTTCTAAAGACCTGTCAAAACAATCCTTCCGAGCGTGAGCCACTACTAAGAAAGTAACATCTCCAAGCAATAACTTTAGCTTTGTGATACGCATCAAAATTTCATTCATTTTGTGCATATCGTTCAAGCTATCGGGACTAGTGAGCATATCTTTCAAACAGTCTAAGATAACTACTTTAATATCTAACTGCTTTATGACGCTGTACAGCTTGTTTAGGTTGTCTTTGTTATCCATTTTGAATATACCACCAGTTAAGAACCACAAGCCAGCCAGTGAGCCGTCATAGCCATTTAATCGTTGATGTAGAGTAAATTCTGTGTCCTCATTATCAATAATAAGAACGTTGGCTTTTGTCGTTTCATGTTCTCCAAATGGTGTGCCCGTTGCAATAGCGTGTGCCATAAAAAGAGTGGTCGAGCTTTTAAAGCTTTTCTGCGGTGCAACAACAAGACCCCCTACACCTTTAGGAAGTATGTCCTTAATGTACCAGGAGTTAGCGTCTTGAAACTCTTCTTTTTCTTTTAGGTCTTGTGCAGTGATTAACCTTTTGAATGGGTCATTATCTACCGCAGTATATCCGAAATCATCTAGCCTTAGGGTATTGTCTGTCATTAAATTGTGTTTTCAGCTCTAACGCTCTTACCCAACCTCTTTTGGTTGTGTCACATGGTACAGCATTATAGAGCTGTTTTGCCTTCCTTTCTAAGTTAGTTGTTAGTCCTATCCACCTCATAACAATGTTTTGACTTATTATATCATCTTCAAGAACTCTTTCGCCCACTGTGTAAACCCAACCGTACAACTCAACAAATAATTTTATAGCATGTGCTTCTAAGCTGTCATTCTTCTTCATCTAATGCCCACCCCGATACATACGCTATAAAGCTTATAAAGAGCAATGTAGTGCCCTGTGCTATGTTATTGTCTATAAAACTAGCCAATGAGAACACGGCTGTTATAACACCAACTAAACAACAAAACATCATAATACTATCTTCATCTATCATTTTTCTTACCTCCTAAAGCATTCGCTATTAAGTCACTCAAACCACTGGAAACAATGATACAAGCTACAAGCCCGCATATTATATTTATAACATCTAACATTAATACTCCCCTAACCATTCTACAAAAGCCACTAATAAGCTCAAAATGCCTATTGTGAACCATACAAGGAAAAGCCCGTTAAAGTTGATAATTGATAATAAGAACGCCAAAAAGGCACAAACCAAATAAACGTATTTCATTTTTCTACCTCCAATTTTTTAATGTGCAAAAATGTAACATATATAACACACGTTATATTATCTAGTTTTATTTTTTAGTTTTCGTTCTCGCTCTGATTGTTCGTATAATTCTTTTACCTCCTTTGCGTCTTTTACCATTTCATCTATTTCTTTTATCTCTTTTTTTTCTTTCTCGCTAAACAAGTTTACCCCCATTCTTTTTATTTTGGTTTGTCTTTGCCTGTAATAACTCATTGCAACATTTGGGCTCTGCAATCTTAGCCACTTGAAAAAAGATACGTCCTCCTCTGTTATATTATAAATATCTAAAAAAGTCAAGTATCTTTCAAAATAAATTTCTATAAGCTTTTCTCTTATGTTCCTTTTATCTAATGTCTTTTGTTTAACCCTGCACTTTCTACCAGTTTCGAGATAGTGACACTTAGGATTTAAACCATGACAATTAGTGCATTCTTTTTGCTTTGGTCTTGCTATGTTTTGCTACCTCCTTTTTCTTCATGTCTTTATTATATCACTTTTCCACTCTAAGTCAATTACAATACGTTTACATTATTGTTACAGTTGTGTTATTTAAAGTGAGCACCAATCCAATTATAACAAAATATAAAAATAAAGTCAAGCTTTTTGCACCGTGTATAATAGTTATTGTGATTGAGGGAGGTAATCACTTATGAAAAGTAAATACATGTGTCCCACTATTGAGGACTTTGAGCAGGCAATTAGTTTCTTGAAAAGAGAAGACCTTATTAAGAAGATTGAATATAATAAATCTGATTGCTATGCTGTTATATATACAGAGGAGCTACCAATTTGAAAAAAATATTAAGTATTGATTTTAGTACAGGCTCTAAAAGTAAAGAGGGTACAGGGTATGCTTTCCGAGATAAAGAAGGCAAGCTTATTGTAGGTTCTATTAAGCCTTATACAAAAGGGTCTACCATGAAAAGCCGTACTTTGATTATTGTAGAAGAGTTAGAAGAAATTATTTTACGCTATGAGTTGCAAGACTATGACATCTGTATAGAGCGTCCTATTTTGGCAGGTAATAGCGCAGGCTCAATAGAGTTAGCTCAATGGAATGGTTATGCCTTAGGTAAAATGCACGCACTCACAAAGGGCTATATTTACAATATAAGGAACTCTAAGTGGTGTGCCTACCATCTTATCAAAGGTAAACGAAAAGAGCGTAAGGACGCAAGCTGTGAGCTTTACGAGCGTGTTATGGGAGAACCAACTAAAGATGATAACAAAGCGGACGCACTAGCGCAATTATTGTACTGTGAAGCCGTTGATTATAAAACAATATATGAAAAGGAGTGATTAATGATACCATTTGTTCAGGTCGCAACACCTAACGTAAATGTATCGGGCACTAGTGGTTGGTGTTTGCAGTATGTAGATGACGCAGTAAATGCCCCTAACCGTGCACCAAGTGCGCAACAGTCTTGGAATAATGCTGTAGTTAACAAGACAGCACACCTCAATGAAGAACCACCTAACAATGTGTGGGTACCTATTTATTACACTATTGAGAATGGACGATACGCAGGTTATGGGCACGTTGCTTGGTACTATTCAGACGGTAAGACGACTAAGATTTACGATAGTGAATATGCTAGTGGCAAACGTAATAAGCCATATGGCAGTGGTGCAGAGCTTATAAGCTTTATGGGTTGGCAAATGCGCTACTTAGGTTGGTCGGAAGTTGTGGACGGTGTACGTGTTGTTAAACCAAAGCCAATCGAGAAACCAAAACCACAAGAAAAGGGAGAGGTAAATTTAGATATGTATGTTATTTATAATTTGAACAACAAAGCACATTACATCTGTGACGGATTCAACGCACGTTGGATTAAGACAGAACGTGAACTTAATTTTTATTTAGGTCAAGATGGACACAATAAAATCAAATTCCCATACACCAAAATGTGTGATAAAGAGTTTAGAGCTATTTACCCTAAACCAAAAGAAAAGAATTGAGCGAGGTGGTTAGTTGAATGTTTACAATCCACTAAGACCACAGGCGGAAGATGTAAGCTTTTCAAGTTTCACGGTTTCCAATCCAACAACTGACCTAATTCTACAGAAGTGTTTAGGCTTGGTTTCTTACTTTGACGGAGTGAATTATAAGGATAGTGCACAGCTCAATGACTTATTCAGTTTATGTCTAACAGGGCAAGAGGTGTATAGAATTTCACTAGGTGGCTTTTCTTATTATGCTTTAAGGGTAAACGGAAATCAGTTTAACATTTATGTCCGTGAGCCAAACAAAAGAATGGTAACAGTCAGAGCTGATAGCTATGAGCTGATTTACAATCCATTCTATGGGGCTAACCCTCGTCGCTTTAGTGCGTTGTTTGGTATGGCTTCTAATGGTGTTGGGCGCAGGTTGGATAGTCAAGGACAAATCAAAGTCTATTGGCATACAAAAGTAGCAAGCGGATTGAAAGAAGTATGGGAGAGATTGCGCGAGCGTCTTAATCGTATGACAGAGCTTGCTAAAGAGTTCCGAGGTATGACGGTAGTAAGTGAAGATGATAAAATCACTCAAATGCAACCAGATTACAGCGGGTCTGTGAAGAATGACGGGGAATTGGCAATTGATATTGCATTGGCTGAGTATGGTATGCCTAGAGAACTTTTGTATGGTACAAGTAACGAAGTTTCTCTTATCACGTTTATCGTGCAAAAGATACAACCGCTTATCAAACAGCACAGCCCAAATGCCGAATTTAACCGTGAAAATTTTGTAGCTTATATTTCAACAACAGGAAAGGAAGGTGCTCTAAATAGGAGTCAAGGCAATTCGGGGGATAGCAAATCCCTTGGGAACATTGGACAGTCACAAAACGGTAATTGAGAGTGTCCGCAACGAAAAGGAAGGTGTAGACATCTGTAACCGACACCGTGAGAAAATCGGGTCAGGGTTTATCCATGTTGAGGACGGCAATTTAATTCTCACAGGATATGTACAAGACGACGCTTATGAGGGTTCATTGGAAGAAGCAGGCTTATCTATCGGGTGGAATGCCTTAGATATGAAAGCCCGCGAGGTGGACGGAATTGCGTTCTATAAAGATGTCGTTGTGAAAGAGGTGTCACTCACTCCATTGCCTAGCAATAAAGGCGCTAAAGTGACAAAGGTACGAGAAGAAGAAAACAAAGAAGAAAAAGGAGAACAAAAAGACATGGGTGTAAATGACGGACTTAACGCAGTAATTGAGCAACTTGCGGAAGAGAAAGCTGAAAAGAAAGCTCTTGAAACAAAAGTACGTGAGCTAGAAGAAGCACAAGCTGAAATGAAGAAAGAGCGTGAAGCTCAAATCCCAACAGACACGGCTAAAGATGATGAAGAAGTCTTTTATCGTGAATTGGGTGCAGAAATGCAAAAGACCCCAGAAAAGACTTTCTTGCGTGAATTTACCAACGCAGGGGACTTGGCTGTATCTAACCAACTTGGTTCTATTACCTCACAATGGGCTTCTAAATCTTCACTCTTTGCAGGGGCTACAAAAGCACGCTTCCAAGGTTTGACTTTGGCAGACGACGGGGACAATGGTATCTTCAAACGTGACCTCTTTGTAGCGGGCGGAGATAAGAAAGAAGAACTCACAGCAACAAAACGCTCATTGCGTCCTCAAATGGCTTACGCTTACATGGAAATGGATAAAGGGACTGTATCGGGTGTAGATGATACAGGCGAACTTTCTAAATACGTTATGTCTGTGCTTCCTCAACGTGTTATTAACCAAATTGAATATAACATGATTTACGGTAAACATGACGGTTCTAATGGTATCTATGGTCTTAAAGGCGATACAACAGGTTGGACTCCACAGCTCACTTTTGACCTTGCTAAATTTGACTTGTTTGAAGTGCTCACTGACGCTATTGCAGAGGTTTCTTATAATCAAAATGTAGTAGTTGTTATGCACCCTAAAACTTATGCTGAATTGCGTAAGGCTAAAGGCTCTGACGGTCACTCACGTTTCAACGAGTTGGCAACTAAAGAGCAAATTGCTAATTCGTTTGGTGCTATCTCAATTGAAACACGTGCTTGGATGGGTCAAAATGAAATCGCAATGTATATCAAAGAAGAGTTTGTCCTTATTGGCGACTTGGATATGAATAACTACGTTGATTTTGACTTGCGTTACAACGTTGACCAATGGTTGGCAGAAATGCTTGTGGGTGGTTCTATCCGTGGTCGTGGTCGCTCTGTGTTTATCACTTTGACACCTAAGGCGGAAGCATAGTAAAAAGAGATTAGGAGGGCTTTGAATGGCTTATTTTGATGTAACAAGTCGATATGCCCAAACTATCACGAGCGTATTAGAGGGGCAGACATTTGAGCAGTTCCCTCTTTTATCACGCTTGCGGGTAGTTGATAGTGATGTCTTACAAACGTTTAAAGTTGTGGACGGTTTAGCGGGTAACTTTGAAACAAAAGTCCTTGGGGATGGTAAAGCCTACACGCACGAAATTGTTTTTCATAACAACGGAGATATTACACAGGGTGCTATTAACGTTGCTGTTGATATGATTACACGACAAATTTATAAAGACCTTGAAAAGGATATGGTAGAGAGTGCACTTGCCCATAGTACAGGAACATTTGTACAGGGTATGTCAGACTTCATCTTGACCAATGATAATGACTATGTGCCTTTGTCTATTCCGAAATATCAAGTTGATTACTTTAAAACTGCTAAAACTATTGCAATCAACCCAGATACTGGGGTCTTGTTTGGGGAGATAACTCCTACAATCGTTGTGAGCATGGATATGCAACATAACAAGGTAAAAGTATACGGCACTATGCGCTGTCTTGGTGCTTGGTATGCCGACAATGTAACAAAAGAAATCGGAGGTAATGCTTAAATATGGCTTATACTGCTTTGAATGAACTTACGCATGGTTTGGGATATGGGGTAACTTTCTTAAAAGGTGCTTCCACTACTAAAGGTGTCCCTATTGCGGGACTGCGTGCTATTGATACCGAAAACAACCAAGAGAATGTGAACTTTTACGCAGGGTTTAGCGCCCCATATCGTACTATTGCAGGTGCGTTAAAGCGTGAAATCACTGTAAAATCTTATGACCTACCACCAGAATTTGCTTGCCATGCTCTTGGCTTTGAAAACTTGGGCGGGTCTTTCATGGGGGACGACACAACAGCCTACAAGCCTTACGGGTTTGCATATGCTGAACGTTTCCGTGATAATGAAAAGACAGGTTATAAGGTTACTTTCTACCCAAGTGCACAGGCTACAACTCCAAGTGACAGCGCACAAGCTGACGAGGAAAGCCCAACAGGTAAAGAGTATGAACATAAAGCAACTATCACAAGTGGGAATTTTGTCGTGAAAGGTAAAGCCCGTTTGTTAATTAACTTTATGGTATCAGATGAAGACCTTGCAACAGGTACAAGTAAAGAAGCTCTTGCATTTGAGAAACTCTTTACAGAGTTGAAACCATTAGAGCCAACTGACATTGGTACGTTAATTTAATTTAAAGTAAGGGGTGGCTTGGAAGGTAATAGTGCCCCTTATTATATTACTTAATTACTTAATAGATATTACTTGACAAAGGAAGTGAAATATGTTAAAAGAAGATTTTTGTTTCTCCTATGAAGCGTTAGCTAAAATGGAAGACTTGGATATTAACTTTATGAAAATCGACCCAGATAATTTTGTAGAGATTGCCCGCTTCTATTGGGCTTGCTGTGATGATAAGTACACAAAAGAAGAAATTCTTCACACAATCATGCACGGAAAAATGCCAATCACTATGGGGGAAATCATAGACAAATATATGGCAGAGGATAAACCAAAAGGAAAACAGGGTGTAGTAATTATCCCAGATAAGCCACAGGAGCTGAATACAGCCCAAATAAGCGCTGTTTGCTCTTCTCTTGGTATAACTTATCCAGTCTATGCGAAACGACCCTTAAAATGGACATTAGGGCTAATTAAGAAGCTAATGCCAAAAGAGAAAGAAAAAGTTACAGCGGACGATTTAAACAATATGGAACATGTCGAGGTTAAACTATGGCAAAGACCACAATCAACCCCGAAAAAGTAGTAGGGAAAATCACAGGGGATTTAGCTAAGAAGATTGCACGAGTTCACAACGATAACTTACAAGAGGTCAAGAAGACACGTAAGAGCACATTAGGGGGCGATTTTAGCCGTTATCCTGTGACTTTTGATACAACACAGCTAAAACCTCAAACAAGAGCGTATGGCTCAATTAAAGGTGGTATGATTGGATATATCAATGGTTTCAAATCAAAAGACGAGAGTTGGCGAATGCTTAACGTTTTGGCACATGATAGATATTTACACCAACGATACAGCAGACATCTAGTAAAAGCAAACTATGATTACAAATCAAATGCAGACAAGATAAGACGACAAATAAGGGGGCTTCTATAATGGCTAAAGAAAAATATGTCATTCAAACAGAGTTAGAAACTGGAAAAGCTTTATCAAACGCAAAGACGCTACAAAAAGAAATTAATGAGATTGGACGAGTTGCGAAGAGTGCGAGTAAGAACGCTAAAATAACTGGTAAAGTTGAGATGAAGGACAAGGCAATCAAAGATACAGAGAGAGCCTTATTACTTGCTAAAAAGAACGTTGACCAACTAACGCAATCACTTGCAAAAGTTAAGCTAAACGGCGGTACAGAGAAACAAGTATCAAGTTTAGAAAGTCAGTTACGTAAAGCGCAAATAAGTGCAAACAACTTAGAGAGCGAACTGCACCAACTTAAAGGAGTAGATGTCACACCACGGGGCTTAGATAAATTCAAATCTATGTTTAGCGGTGGTATGGGTAAAATCAAATCATTCGGGGGTAGTCTATTAGATATAGGCTCTAAATTCTCAATGATTTTTACAGCCGTTTCAAGCGGTGTAAGCATGGTGTCTAATGGTATCGGGAAGGCTGTTGACCTTGTGGGAGGTTTTGCTAATCGCTTAATGGATACCTATGACAGTCAATTGAGTGCACAAAAATCGCTTTCTGTTACACTTGCAGACGGTGCGAAAGGTTATCAAGATTTTAATAGTCATATTGAAAAAGGTTCGTTACTATTGCAATCACAACGTAATGACCTTGCAGAACTTGCTTCTTATATTTCGGGTTATGTAAAAGTAACAGGGGACGAAGCCTTTGAAATTGTCAATGCTATTAACACTGTTGGGGATAGCTTAGGGCTTTCAATGGATACACAAAAACAATTTACTTACGGTCTGTCACAGGCTCTTGGTGCAGGTGCATTACATGCGCAAGACTTTAACCAGATTATGAGTTCTTCTTTAGGCGCGCAATTTAGGGACTTGCTTATCGAAGCCGCCAATGAGTTGCAAGGTGTAGCCATGAGTGCCAAAGAGTTGCCAGACGCTTTGAAAGAAGGTAAAGTGAGTGCTGATATGCTAGCTGATACTTTCGGCTCTGATTGGGCTAAGAAAATGGCTAAAGCACAGGAAGCAAACAAAGGATTTAAGGTATCGGTTGGAGATATTAAGCGCCAGTTAAAAGAGGGTAAGCTTACTATTGAGGATTTTAACAACGTATTAGGTACAAATTTCACTACAAGCCTCTTAAATGCTATGAACGCACAACAAGAGGGCACTATCACAATGGATAATTTCAAGCAAGCTATGGAGGACGGTGTATTTAATACCGAGGTCATGAATTTAGCTCTTGAAAAGTTTAAAAAACAAGCGGAAGACACAGCTAACAGCGGTCAAATTACTTTCACACAGCTTAAAGAAATGGTTGCAAAAGGGTTTGATACAAGCGCTTTGAGTGGTTTCCAATCAGAGTTGCAAAGTGCAGGTTTTAGCATGGGAGAACTTGGGGACACTGCAACAAATCTTTCTATGCTTGTCGGCGAGAAAATGGGACAGATTGCGGGATATGTCGTAAATAACATGATTAAGTTAATGGACGCTAACGGGAACGGTGAGGTGTCTAATGAAGAGTTGGGAAAAGCGTTCGACAAAGTAGCGGGTAAAGTTTCAGACGCTTATTATGAAGTGCGCAATTGGTTGAAGCAAATTAATTGGGCAGATGTATCGGGCTTCATTAGTGACATTGGTTCCATCATTTCTTCACTTGCTGACCTTATTGGTTGGATACAGGACGCGATAAGGTGGTTCCAAAAGCTCTTTGATAAGAAGCGTATGGCGGACAATATTGCAGCGGCAGGAGGACACAGCGGAAGCGGTGGAGGTCGTGATTGGTTGGTAAGTCCTATGTTGGCTAGTGACTTTGATGATACTTTACAAGGTGTCACAGAGAAGATATACGGCTCTATGAGCAAGCCTTTAGGTATGCACTTGCAACTGTTCGGGAACTATGATAAAGCTACTCAAAACTTGCTTTCTAACGTTCCTGTGGGCTTTAATGGTTCAATTGGTACAACTAACAGCCAAGCAACTTATGACCAGTCACAAAATAAAGTGAGTATCAATGTTTATGGTAATGACGCAGACAAGATAGCGAAAGATATTTATAGCAAACTTGAAAGAAACGGTATTAAATTGACACGGAGGTAATGAGAGAATGCCAGTATATACGAAAGGTCAAATATACGGCTCTCAAATGTGGAAAGATTACGCAAATAAATGTAAAAATGAAGTCGGACATTGTGAGAGATGTTATAAAACTTATGACCTTATAGCGCACCACATTGTACCGATACAGTGGGTTAATGGTAAAGTGGAAGCAGACAGCAGGGAAGAACTTATATACCAACCTATTGAGGTAGTATGTCACGCTTGCCACCAATCAAAAGAAAGAAGCGGGGACTTAGTAGACTATGCAAGACTAATAGCAGAGGGGAGAATTTAAACATGAGTAGGCTAACAGAATGGATAGGGGACAGTTCAAGAGAGTGGGGGTCTGAAATTGTAGCTCTCAAAGAGAAAGCTCTAAAAATAGAAAATGAAATTGACTATAAAAGAGCAGATGAAATCTTTAATTTCTTAGAAGAGTACATGACCTTACCAAATAATGAGCGTTTTAAAATCATACCTTATCATAAAGCTGTGCTTACTCTTACTTTCTGTATCCCTTATGATGTGAGCGAAGTAGTGGTTATTGTAGGTCGGTCAAATGCAAAATCAATACTTGACGTCATGATCGCTTTAGTTGTTATGTTTTTGCTTCCTATGCCTAATGCTGTTATAGCTCTTATGGCAACGAAAAAAGACCAAGCGCAACAAATCTTGATGAAACACTTTAGAGCCATGGCAAACACACAGGGAACGATTATAAACCTGTTTCAAAATCAAATCAAAATCAATCAAGACAAAATCAAGGTCAAAGATAACTCTTTCTTGGATAGCAAAGGCACAGAAATTACTGTCTATGCTTCTAATGAAGATAGCCTTGACGGTGGGCGTGAACAACTTGTAATCGTGGACGAGTTCGGAGCATTCAAAAAGAACCCACTTATCACAATCAGACAGGGGCTTAGAAAAAATAAAGGGCTCTTGTTTATTTCAACCACTAACAACGTCATTCGTGGCGGGGCTTATGATGATGAATTGAAATCATGGAAAGAATGGGTAAGGAACGAGGACTTTACCCGTTGGGTGTTCTATTATGCTTTAGATGATTATGACGAGGTGCACAAACCAGAAACGTATCACAAGGCTAACCCCGCAATAGGTCTTACAGTCACATTAGAGGACATACAGAGCGATTTCATAGGTGCTTTGGGTAATCCTATCAAAATGGCTAAAGTAATCACTAAACGCTTTAATTTGAGCATGCACGATACTACAAGCATTTTCTCAAAACAAATGGTTGATAATTGCTTGTGTGATACTCTTGACCCAAGTGGTAAACTGGTTGTAGTTGGTTCGGACTTCTCTATTAGGGGAGATGTTTGGGGCACTGTTCTTGTTTGGAGAGAAGAGGGGCACTATTATGTAAAAGCTATCCCTATCATGCCAGAAAGCGCAGATGATAAGTTTAGACACTTAGGAGAAACAATCACACATGACGGGTTAAGTAACAAGAGTGATGAAGCTTGGGAGATGTTCACAACACGAGGAGTTAAAGACGCTGTCCCAATTGCTCTATGTTATGACCCTGCACATAGTGCCAACTTCTTGCGTAACTTTGAAGAAACGTATGACATAGAATTTTATGAGCCAGTTAAGCAGAACTCCTTCCACTTATCTAACACACTGGAAAATATCCAAACACTCATGTTAGAAGGAAGGTTACACTTTGATAGTCAGTTGCTTGGGGTTCACTTGATGAATGCCGAAACAGTTATAAATGACTTTGGTTTAATGCGTATCAAAAAGAAGGGGTATGCAGACAAGATAGACCTTGCAGATGCACTAAGTGACGCAATGTATTGGTTTATTGAAAAGGAAGAATATGCGGAGGATTTTTTCAGCTAATGAGTAAAGATAAAGAAAAGATGTTAGAAGCTTTGAGAACTCTAGCGTTTGGCGGAGATGAAGTGAAAGAGGTTGTTCAATATCAAAGGGGTGCAAATGGTCGAGATGTTGTAAAAGGTAAGAACGTGACCACCACACACAAACTACCAGATAAGCAAGCATTGTTTAAGCTTATGGAGATTGAGGGCGTATATATTGAACCTAAAGTAGAGAAAGTTAAGACAGCTATTGAGGAAGAGAAAGCAGAAAAAGGGCTTGAAGATTTTGCAAAGGGTCTTAAATTGAATTAGGAGGGAACACATGGGAGAATATTTCACAGCATATTGTTATAACCCAGAAAATGGGTATGATTTCGGTAAAGAACAACAAGTGCCACCTAACTTATTTATAAGGAGTTCCTTCAGAGATTACGGCGACTTTAACCCTACCTACCCAACAACTCAAGATACAAGCCAATTTGAGCAAATAGACGAGGACAGACGAGCAATAGTCAAGAACCCTATAGATGGAGAGGATAGTGTGTATAACTGGTTTGCAGAAACAGGACGCACTAAGTCACTTGGTTTACGCTTGCAATCTAACCCAGACCATACAGGTGAAGCTTATTATGTCGGTATGCACATGAGGTCTAACAACTGGGTATATACACCAGAACCACAATTAAAGGCGGGTACAGTTGTCACAATGTCGGTTTATATTTACAACAATGATGACTATGCACACACTTTTAACACACGCACAAACGAAAGTAATGACCCTATTAAGTGGAATGGTGCAAGTGAGAGCTTTACAGGTACTAGCGTTAAAATAGAAGCCAAATCATGGGCACGATTAGAATGGCAACACACACTGAAATATAACCATGAGGGTAGTTATTCGGAACAGGGCGACCTAGGTATGCGAGTGTATCAAGCTAAGTTATCGGGCACTATCAAAGCAGATTTTATTATCGCTATGCCAAAAGTGGAAGCAGGCACAAAAGCTACTCCATATCGGGACACTGCATACGAGTTTGGAAGTACAACATATTGGCGAACTCATGACCCTGCATTTAGACCTTATGTAGGTAAGGGCGTGACAGATAGTGACAATTGGGAAGACTACACAAATTGGACGCAAGTGAGCACCGAAAGTCTTGATAATCGTAACGCAGATATTGGCTACACAAAAGCGGAGGTACATTGTTTAATGCTACCAGAAGACGCAGGGCAGGGAATTGGCGGACAAAGACCTAAAATATGGGTAGGCATTGACAGCGATACCTTTAATGTAGCCACGGGACGAACAGTACAGTTCTCACAACTCAATAGGGAATTAAACTTTGTAGGACACATTGCAGAGAATGAAACAGACAACGAAGGAGCATACAATTACAATGACAGCACTTGGGTAAATATGGGGGACATTATGTACTGTTCACAAAATGGGCTTCTTATTGATCCAGTTGTCGGAGAAATGGCAAACTTAGGGGAAGACGGCTCACAACACACACAGGGCACTTTAATGCGAGTTGATGAAGTTGCCCGTGACATTATATATAATCTAGGTGCTTCTTATACTGGTGCTTTTGCTAACGTTGATTATAACCAAGAGTGTGAAAGTTTTCGACCTAAAACAGCTAGCCTCAAAGTAGCAAGTAAGAGCCACCCAGACGCAAGCGGGGGAGCAGGCTCTTATATTGAACAAATATGGCAATATGGTATGACCACAAAGCCGTATAAAATCAATCGCTTTACAACTAATTCAAAATGGACTAAAGCAATAACAAACTTTATCTATAACGACGGTGTGACCGTGTTTAGCCGTATATGGAATGAAATGCCAGATTGGTTTAGAGGTGGTAACATGGGGGATATTAAACCATTACCACAACGTATTATGATGATTAATATGACGACTAAAAAATGGTGGTGGTTCGACTACAATAAAAAAACAGGTCTATGGGAAAGAAGTGCAGAGAAAACCCGTGCAAGTAGCGCACCTACTTTAATTACTACAGCGTATGCTAACGGTTTGCCGAAAGATGGTAAATTAAAAGGCGCTGTTATCTTCACTGACACCAATTACGCAGATTACAGTTCTAAAATGATGCCTTCATCACTTGGGCTTGATATTCTTTTCCCAGATGAACGCAAAGAGAATTGTTACTATGCACCTATGTGGCACGATAACAGTTATAGAAGTGACATGTATTACTGGGGAGATACATCTCTAGTGCGCAACAACTTTAATTTCAATGACCAAAAGTACGGAGTGTTCGGGGTATATGAAATTAATTTAATGAGCGGTACAATGACACTACGCAGAGTATGGAACAGATAGAAAGGAAATAAAATGGCACATACTTTAGGAGATACATACATGGGCGATATGAGCCAAGTTAGAGTTATAAGTGAGGTAAACGGGTTTGACATTCACTTTTATAACCCACTTGATTTTTTAAACTATGGCGTATCAGAGTTAGAAGCTTCCATATCACGCGACTTATTTAAATATATGTACAGTCCAAATCACACGCTTATAGGGCAGTTTACGAGCTTAGAAATGGGTTTCAGTGTTCTTTATATGATTGACCCTAAACAGTGCACACGAGGCGAAACATGGACGGCTGATGGACATATAGACATGACTATCAAGCTATATCGCATAAAGGTGTTGTATGATATTGAGATTATACAAGCTAAAGAGTACCCAAGTGAATTTGATGTAAATGACTGCATGTTCTTTGTTAAACATCACTTTGACGGTGGTTACCAAGCAAAGAAATTTGTTCACGCAGGGCATTATGCTCAAGTTAATTACGATTGGGATAGTGAAGCGGTTATAAGACAAAAAGCAGGTAATCAATATAAAGAAGTGTTCCCAGACGCTAATTATGGAGGTTGCTATATTGTGCAAGGTAAAGGACTAAGAGGATTGCGAGGTTATTAATGGGATATTTAGGTGGTTATCAAGATAAAGAGAATTTGACACAAACAGGAAACGAAAGAGAGTTTGAAAGCTCACTAGACGGCTATGATGTGCATTTTGAGGAGGGTTTAGACCTTTTCGGTATTGGTGTAAGGGAAATTGATTTTTGGTGTCCTAAAGCTCTGTATTACGCTTTACAACGTGAGTACAGTATATTGCACCCTATTAAGGCTACACAATATCAAACACCTAATTTATGGCGTATGTCAAATTTATATAGCGGTACTGATGATGTCATAAAGGAAAATGCTTGGTTGGACACTTTTGCAGAGAAACGCACACTCTCACAAAACACATATATCTATGCTTATACTTATAATACCTTTGCTTCTAATAGCTCTAACATGATTACGCAATTTTCTATACCTACAACGGCAGAAAAAGGAGGTTATGATTGGTCAAGAAATCAAAAACATGGTACAGCGACATCAAGCGAAAACATAAACGGATTAGGTTTCTTTTGGAAAGGTTCAACAACTTACACACTTAGATTTAAATTACGTTGTGACCGTGACCAAGTGGGACAGGGGTTTAGGGTTCAAATAGGACAATCGGATAACCAAAACGTAGACACCACAAAACCTATATATATCAATGGTCGTGAAATGGGCTATTGGTATCCAGATAGTGGTATAGGAGCAACCACAACAAGGAGAGTTTACTGTCAAGCTAGTTTGGAAGATATTATTGGTCAAGATGTGATGGACAAAAAAAGCCCGTTATGGCATGTGTTCGAGATACAATTTACAACACTACCACAACCTCAACTAGACGCTAAAACGTATCACACTGTTCGTTTAAATCTTAAAAGAGGTACACAGCTATCCATGTTAGAACCTATGCTTTATGAAGGAGAAAATACACTTAACCCGGAATTTACTATGACACCGCAGGAAGTGTTTGAATATGAGTATGATAGAGGTTTGCAAGGTCTTACCTTTATACAGCCTGCATTAGGCTTCTATTACAGTAAAGAGTATGACTTTGCATGTGCTTATAAAGTTAATCAGTTGAAAGGATTGCAGGTACTTGATTATAATGAGAGCACAGGAATGTTTAAAATCAGAGCTGAAATAGATGTGTTTAAGCAAATTAATAATGTGGAAGTAAAATACTATGAAAAGAATGCAGACGCAGTTGCAGACACTAGCATGAGCATTTACAATACAATTGCACACAGTAATATTATTGATGATAGTGGAGGAAGCACAAGTAATAGCAGTTACTTTTTAAAGACAAGTGGTAAAGGTGGAATAGTTACAAGCGCCCACATTAACCCAAATAATAACTTAGTGCCATATACATTTATGGGAAGTGTACAAACAGATACTTGGGATTTAGCAGGATATACAAACGTGTGGGGAAATATGATGTACTACTATGCGGGCGACGCAATGGAAAACAAAGTAGAAAATTAAAAGGGGAATAGAATGAAAGAAATAGCATTAGTTTTATTTATGCAAGCATTGGCTTTGGCAATTGAGTTTATAGACACAGGTACATTAACACCGAGCGTAAAGAAAAGGCTAAGCATTGAAGCCATTGTATTGGTAGTGTATGTAGCAGGAAATACAGTGTTCGAAGGTATGATAAGCACAGAGTTGCTATCTCTTATTGGTACTGTGTATATTGGTCTTGTGTGTGCTTCATTGTTTAAGTTCTTGAATGGAATGAAACAGAATGTTACAGACCTTACCGATTGAGTAGAGTAGTAGTATATAGTGTAGTATAGTAGTATAGTATAGTATAGATAGAGATAATCATGATTGTTTTTTAAAATTATGGTTGTTTCTATTTTTTTATTTTTTGCGTGAATTTCAAAGGGAACTTAAAGGGGGTGTGTATATAATGGGGTGGGTTCTCT